ATAAATGCGAAGCCGCGGGAAAAAGTGTGTATAGGGTGATTTCGTTTGTTGTCGTGAAAGTGTCGCGACAGGTGTGGGTTTGTCGCGACAGGTTTGTAAATGGTTGGTTATTAGTGAGGATAAACGGGTAATGGCTTTTTTAAAAAAGGATGAGTTTGCGGGTTTATGCTTTTGTACTACCAGTGATCTGGCTACTTACCGCAGGCGTGGAAAAATTGTTTTGAGTGGTGAGTTTTATGATGATACGAATGAGGTAAATAAAGCGTTTGTTGAGTACCGTAAAAAGTTTGCACCGAATACTGTTGAAGAATTACCTGCTCCGAATATTGAAGCTGTTGAAAATAAGGAACAGGCACCGAAGATTGATAAGCCAACCGGTAAGACTACAAACTTTACAGAGTTGGAGCGCACAAAGCTGCAACTGGATAATGAGAAAAAAGAAAAGGAGATTGAAAAATTAAATATACAGGTTGGAAAGCTTAACGGAATACTAATACCTACGGACCTTGCAAAGTTGGTGATAGTGCAAATAAGTAAAAGCATGAGCACAGCCTTTAAGCAGGCTGCAGATAATTTGTTGGTAGAGTTTGCAGCAACAAAGAATTTGAGCAGTAAAGAAAGTGCTGATATGCGGACAAAGATTGTGGCAATTACTAATACCTCAGTGGAGAATGCGCTGAATGAAAGTAAAAAAATGATTAAAAACATTGTAAACGATTACTCTGATACCCGCGGTAAAGGAGAAAGAAAATAAAAACAGAACATTATGGCAAAAGAAACACAGATACAATGGACGGATGCAACCTGGAACATAGCACGCGGTTGCACAAAAGTAGATGAGGATTGCAAATACTGCTACATGTACCGTGACAGCATGGGTGGTACCCGGTATGATGCCCTGCATGTGGTGCGTACCAAAACTGTTTTTGATATGCCGCTGCGTTACAAGGAAACAAAATCTAAGGTGTGGGATGGCAACCCGCTGATATTTACCAGCTCACTTACTGATTTCTTCCATGAGGATATTGATGAGTACCGCGCTGAGGCGTGGGATATCATACGCCAATGTAAGCATCTTACTTTTCAGATACTGACTAAACGGCCTGAGCGCATTGCTGCAAACGTGCCTGATGACTGGGGATATGGATGGGATAATGTATGGTTAGGAACTTCTGTTGGCAGCCAGCAATCTGTTAAGCGCATGGAAGATCTTGCAGTGCTTGAAACAAACTGCATTAAATTTCTATCACTTGAACCTTTGCATGGTGAGATAGATTTGAATTATAAAAACGTACCGATAATACACCCGGACAATGAAGGGTTTGGTGTAGAAATTATAAAAGCTTTTGACTGGGTAATTGTTGGTGGAGAAAGCGGAAACGATAACGGGAAATATAAATACAGGCCCTGTGAACTGGCATGGCTTGATAACATTGTTGAAGATTGTAAAGAGGTTGGTGTGCCTGTATTTGTAAAGCAGCTGGGCACGCACCTGGCAAAGCAATTTGGATTGAGCGACCGCCACGGTGGAAACATTGAAGAGTTTCCGGAGAATTTAAAAGTTAGACAATTTCCAAAAGTAAAAGCATGACCAAAGTAAGAACCTTATCCCGCTATTTTTTAAAAGGTCACCCGCGTGAGGGTGAGAAAACAGACTTTGCAGAAAAGTTTTTGAGTAGTTTAAATATTGATTTTTCCAGCAAAAAATATTTTCATAAACTGATTGAGTTGAATGCTGATAAGTTAGCATTAGGAACTTTAACAGAAACGGTAATTACAAATTTCTGGTTAAGTCTTGAGCCTACTCCGTTTCAAAAATTGCATACGATTAGAGGAAAACACCACTTTAAAGTTGGTGATTTGATTTCAATTTGTTGCTGGAGTGGTAAACCATACGCTACTGCTCAAATTAGAATTGCACCGGATATTGAGGTAAAGAAAACATTTGATTTTCACATCAGGAAGCATGATTATTTTATAAATCATTCACCCGTAAATTATAACCAACTAAAAGTTGTTGCAGCGAATGACGGATTAGCGATTGATGATTTTGAATGTTGGTTTAATGTTAAGAAAGGTGAAGTGTTTGCCGGTCAGATCATCTGCTGGAACTCAACTATAAATTACTAAAAGCAAATGCTCCACCTAGAACAATCCGTTCTTGAATTAATTGAAGCCGGTGAAATATACCTTTCGGATATTTTACCATCGCAGTGGTGTGAGCAAAACAGGGTGATGGGTACGGATGAAAGCCCCTTTCCCGGTCCGTTCAGTTATGACCGCACGCCTTATGCGCGTGAAATTATTGATTGCCTGGCACCTTCGCATCCGGCAAAGCGGATTACTATCATGAAGGGCGGACAGATTGGGTGCAGCACCGGTGTTTTAGAGCCTGCCATCGGTTGGATCATGTCACAAAACCCCGCTAACATACTGCTCCTTACTGGCCACAGCGACCTGAGCGATGAGGCGCTGGGTAAGATTGATAAGATGATTGACAGCAGCGGACTGCGTAAGCTTATCCGTTCATCGGTGATGCGGAATAAAAACCAAAAAACAGGTGACACCAATAAGATAAAAGAGTTTCCGGGTGGAAGTTTGGTTTCAGGCAGTGCTACAAACCATAAGCTTCTACGCCAGCGTTCTGTTAAATATATCTTTGTAGATGATTTTGATGCCGCTAAAAAAGCTAATAAATCATCAGGAGATATCACCGAAATGATTGAGGCGAGAGCATCATCATACTTCACGGCAATGAAGATTTTCTATATCAGTACGCCAGAACTTCGGGCGGAAAGTAATATAGAGCCGCTTTTTATGAAAGGTGACCAGCGCAGGTATTATATTCCATGCCCAAAGTGCGGAACGTTTATTACGTTACACTGGAGCATTGATATAGAGGGTAGTGATGGCAAGGAAAAGGCCGGTATTACCTGGAAAGCGGATGATAATAATAAGCTTATTCACGGTTCAGTGGGGTATATCTGCCAGCATTGCAGCGGTTTTTTTCAGGATAATGTAAAATCTGAGATGCTGATAAACGGGCATTGGAAGCCAACAGCAACACCTGTTAATTCTGATTATTCTTCATATCACATCAGCAACCTTTACGCGCCTACTGGCATGGCTAACTGGGAAGCTTACGTTGAAAAATTTATTGCAGCTAATCCTGCTGGCGGTGTTCCAATTTCTGCTAAGATGCAGACTTTTACTAACCTGGTGCTGGGCGAAACATGGGAAGAGGCTGCCGAAAGTCCGAAAGCCAATCAATTACAGAACAATTGCAGGCCGTATGACATTGGAGCCATACCTGAAAAGCTGAGTATTGCTGATGGAAATGGTAAAATAGTGTTATTAACCTGCGCTTGTGACTTAAATGGCAAGGAAGATGATGCCCGTTTAGACTATGAAGTGCTTGCCTGGAGCGAAAGCGGAAGCACTTACAGCATCACACATGGCAGTATTGGTACTTTTATTCCGCTGGAAGGCACGAATAAAGCGGACCGTGAGCACTGGACTTACAAGTCTTTTAACGAAAAGAGCGTATGGCCTGAGTTGAGTAAGGTGCTGGGCACCACTTTTACTACCGATACCGGCCGCAAGATGAATATTTTTATTTCGGGTGTGGATTGCGGGCACTACACGGATTATGCTTATGCTTTTCTGGATAGCACCAATTATAACGTGGTTGGTCTGCGCGGTGACAAGGAAGGCAAGTACATGGCGCTTGGTGCTAATGTTCCAATCTTCAGAGCAGGTAGAGAACGGCAGCGTTATTATCTTTTGGAAGTAAATAAGATCAAGGATATGCTGGCACAGCAGATGAAATATCACTTTAATGCCGGAAGCGGTGAGGCGCAGCAGCCCGGATTTATGAATTATCCTTTTCCCAGCGGTGGAAAATACCTGTTTGCGAATTACTTTTCTCATTATGAGGCAGAGGAAAAGAAGCCGAAGAAAGGAAAAGACGGCACTGTAGAAGCTTTTCTGTGGGCAAAGAAGGGAATGCAGCAAAACCACATGTGGGATGTGAGGGTGTATAACATTGCCCTGCGTGATATTATGTTGGATATGCTGGGCAAAAGCTCACGCCCGGTGGTGAAGATTGACTGGGAAATGTTTACGGTGATGGTAACAAGTGGAAGATAATAATTCAAGAATAAATTATGACAACAGAAAAACACAGGGAAATTTATCCGTTACCGATTGAACAAATAAGTAAGCAAAGTTCTTTTCCGCAAATATTCGGCAGCACACAATCTGAATATACTGAGGAAGAGCGGAAGTTAAGGTGGAATAAAGCAACATCATTTAAAGGTGGTGAAGCTGTAAAGGAATACTATGAAGATATTCCTGAGTGTAGTGATTGTATTCACAATAAAAACAGGTGGTGTGCTTTTGCCTCTCTTCCATGTGGTGTAAATCCGCTTTTAACTTTTGGAACAGGGATGGTAGGAATTGCTTGTCAGGGAATTGGAAAAGAAAAGGCAGGGCAAAAAGAATTATTTGAAGAAACAAACGGACTAGGCTTTTAAATATAATTATGAAAAAACTATTCACTATTATTCTTTCATGGTTACTGCATCAGGCAAACCGCGAAGGCGGCAGCCCTGAATTTTATGTTGTAAAAAATAAAATTCTTAAAAAGTATGGCTGGCACATCGGGTATGATGTGCAATTTATAAATGGTAAGAAATGTAATTCATGCGGTGGCAGCGGTGTACATGCAAAGTATGGTTATAATGGCCGCATCTATGATTATGCAGATTGCTACCATTGCAACTGTGGATGGTATAAGCTTCCGGTATGGAATATTTTGCAGCGCCTGCAGTTTGGTAAGTATATTTTTCATCAGCCATGGCAGCGTGTTTATACTAAACCGGCAACTGAGTTTCCGGTTATTGAAGGCTATATTGAACATACGCCTGCTCAGTACGGTGAGGAAGCTCTGTTTATTCTTTTTCTGATCTATGAAAAAGGATATCTGAAGCGGTGGTGGAAGTCTGCCGGTTATGGCTGGAGGTATCAGTGGTGGAAACCTTATAATCTGATGCATAATGTTATTCATCTGTGCAAACGGAGAGGCACAGCAATACCGGTTTATAATTTTAGATTGAAGGTTGAGCGGATGTTTAAGAAACCGGTGTTGGTTAAATCGGATGTGGAATATTGTGATGTTGATGAGTTGCCGTTTTGAAGGGGTTTACCGTAACGTATCAGGTATATGCGCTGTTGTGCGTTGCCTGTGCGGTTGGAGAATAGCGACATATACCATGTTAGTAGCTGATTTAAAAACCTTTTTGAGCGAGGGGAAACTAATAAACTAAAAATTATGAAACTGATACCAGAAAATATTTTACAACCATTAAAAGAAAAAGGATTTACGGGAGATAGCTTTTGTGAAGCTGTGGACTTTTTCAGAGAACAAAAAAATATTTTCATCCAATATTACTGGATGATTGATGAAGAAGCAAACAGAGTAGTATTCTACTTTAAGATTGATTATATGTGGGGATATAGAGATAATGATAAATATGCTGTTTGGGCAGAGAAGCATAAACGAATACAAGCAGAATACTGCTATGACTATTACGAGGAGTGCCAAAAACAATCAATAATTCATGCAACTGAATTTATTTAATGCGGTGCGGTGGCAGGTTTTTAAATTTGCTACTAACGGTCGGGCATAAATGAAGTGCCGAATTAGAATTACAAATGTTCAAACTAAAAATAATTTTCAATATGGAAAAGATACTTCAAATTACCCGCAAACTCGGCATTTCATTTTATGCCTTGTTATCGGCTGCCGCTTCCAGTAAGTTCATTCAAGGCACAAAAGTAGTTTTAATAAAAATTTGTGCGTGGGGGATTTGGATAAGATTAGCACAGATAATCGGAGTGATTGGAATTATCATTTTCGGAATACTATGGTTAGCAAAAATGTTCCTTCAAACAATATGCTGGTTTTTGCTAAACACGATTGACTTAGTTTTGATAATTCCATTATTCGTAGTGTGGATATTCACAGGCAAGAATTACATTATGAACTTGGAACATTGGGTGAATGAGAAAACAGGATTTTTTGAGGATATGTATGAAAAGTGAGTGGAGAAATTTTTTATTAAAACGGTCAAACTTGCAGAAACTTCACTACGAAGACGGGCGGTTGCCGATAACGTATGGTGCT